AATTATAAAATAAACATATCCAATGAAGTTGGTATTCAAGATGTTGTTGATGGTTCAATGTTTTTGCATACATCTAACATAAATAGTGAAAATGAATTGATGGATAAAGTAACAGAAGCTATGGAAGATATTATGGAAGAATTAGACCATGAAATACTAGGTGGCTATTGCAAGGTAATGTCTGGTCACGATGAATTATTCAAATTAGATTTTTATTCACATGATAATTTAGATGACGGAGAAAGTAGATGGATACAGCCAATAACGAAGACAATTCATTAAAGAATGCAGCTAAAGTATTTAACAAAATAGGTTGGGAGAAAAAATTATGCGATTTGACAGAAGAACAAATGGTGGCTTTAATATCAGTCATACAATCATCAAGGGAGATAGAAAATGAGTTTGTCTGCGACTATGTTACACAATCTCATATTAAATACTTCGGTCCAATCAGGCAACCAGAAGGACTTGAAGACATACCGTTTTGAAGAACAGATAGCAGATTTTGTTGACAAAACGATTAAAGAAAAGTCAGATAGTATTCCAAGGCGAACATATTTGGGGGGGTCTTCACTTGGAGAAAAGTGTTCAAGAAAAATACAATACACTTATATGGGTCAAGCAGTTGATAAAGACAGACACTTCAGCCCACAAACATTAAGAATATTCCAATTTGGTCACGAAATAGAAGACAGCATGGCTAATTGGTTAAAGCAAGCAGGATTTGATTTGAGAACCGAAAAGAAAAATGGAGATCAATATGGTTTTTCTATATCTGATGGACAGATAAGAGGTCATATAGATGGTGTTATTTGTGGAGGTCCTGTTGGTATGGGCTATCCGTCTTTATGGGAAAACAAGTCAGCTAATGATAGAAAGTTTAAAGAGTTTCAGTCTAAAGGTATGGCAAGAACCAATCCTATATATGCAGCTCAGATAGCTTTATATCAGGCGTATATGGAACTAACAGAACATCCATGTTTGTTTACTGTAGTTAATAAAAATACTAGCGAAATATATTATGAACTCGTTCCTTTTGATAAGTTTCTTGCTCAAGAGATTAGTGACAAGGCAGTTAATATATTACAAGCTACAAAAGCTGGTGAGATGTTACCAAGGATAACTCAATCAAAAGAAATGTTTGATTGTAAATGGTGTAATTATAAGGAGACTTGTTGGAGTTAAAAATAGGCGACACATGAGTAGAGAAACAAATGTCGCCTATAACTTCAGCCAATGAAGGTAGGGATAGTATAATGAGTATAGTAAGATTTGGCAATACCAATCGTGATTTGAATGCAAGAGAATTAGTAGAATTAATAAGTCAGAAAGTTCCTTCACAAACGCAGATTGATGTTTTAAGAGACACTTATCCTAATGGTGTTGTTAGGGGTGATGAGTTTAATATTGGCTCTTTGAATGGAGAACCTGGAAAATCTTTAAAGATAGATATTAATCCAAGATCGCCTTGGTTTATGAAAGGCAATGATTTCAACGGATCAAGTGGTGTTGGAGGTATTGTAAAGATATTGATGGAGGGTCGTAATATGAAGCTACCCGAAATAAAAGAATTTTTTGCTGATTATTTAGATGACACTCCTAGATTTCTTAGAGATGAAAACGCTGCTCCTCCGATTGATTCCATAATCAACAAGTCATTAAGACAACAGATAAACATCAACACACCATTTGATAGTGAGCATTCATATCTTAGTTTAGATGGCGAAGTCATATGTATGGTCAGACGATACAATATGAGAGATGGTGCAGGCAATCCAGTAATGGACGATCATGGTAAACCTAAGAAAGAGTTTCGTCAGTTCACTGGAACTAATCCTTATCCTAAGATGCCTGATGTCAGACCGTTATATAATATACCGAACATTTCTGCTTCAGATAAAATCATATGGGTTGAGGGCGAGAAATGTGCTGATGCTCTTAATGAGATGGGATTTACAGCTACATGTACTATGGGTGGTGCTGGAATGCTGTCTCGTAAATCATCTAGTCAGTTTGACTTCTCACCGTTGCATGGCAAAGAATTAATCATATGGCCCGACAACGATAATGCAGGTAAAAAGGTAGCTGAACTCGTACAAGACTTAGCTATGAATGCAGGTGCAAGGTCAGTAACAATGCTTACACCACCTTTAGGTAAGCCTGAAAGATGGGATGCAGCTGATGCCATAGCAGAAAGTTTTGATATAGGTCAGTTTCTAAGTGCAACAGTTAAGCATGTTAAACGAAACATAAACTTATTAGATAGCAGTTTGTTAATAAATAGATTTGAGGGTAAAGCACCTGAACAGAAGTTTCTGATTGGTGAAACACTACCATTGGCTGTACCTATAATATTTTCTGCGTCTGGTGATGCTGGAAAAGGTATGATGACTTTGGACTTGGCTATGAAAGTAGCAAGTGGTCAGCCCTTATCTGCATCTTTCGGTGGTAATATTACCGAGTTCGGTAATGCTATTATCTTTACAGCAGAAGATGACGAAGGTGAAATGCACAGAAGAATTGAACGCTTAGATGCGAACAATTCTAGGTTTAACTATGAACATGAACTACGAGTTGTGTCTCTTCCTAATGTTGGTGGTGTGTTTCCTATACTCCAAGATACACATGATGGCTATAGAACTAGCGATGAGTTTGAAAAGATATATGCACAAATACTACAGATGAGTAATTTAAAGCTAATTGTATTTGATCCGTTAGCATCATTTGTTCATGCAGATGTAAACTCAGATCCAGCGGCAGGAGCAGCGTTGACTGGACTTCTTGCAAAGATAGCTACAGAAACGGGTTCTTCAGTTATTATGTGTCATCACATGACAAAGATTAAAGATGATGCAGTTGTATCAACTCCTGAACAAGCAAGGAATATGATACGAGGTACGTCAGCACTAGTTGATGGTGTACGTTGTGCTTTTACAATATGGCAAGTTGATGAGCCAACAGGTCGTAGACGTTGTCAAGATTTAGGTATCGAGTACCAAAGAAACAGATGCTTTGATGGTGCAGTTGTTAAATCAAATGGACCTGCAAGGCGTGACATAAGACATTTTATTCGTGATACAATGACTGGATTATTAGAAGATCGGTCTGAAGATATAGCAAGATTGCATTCGGGTAGTAATAGAGAAATAAAGAAAGACGCTTTGTTTTCTTGGATTGCTTTATGTGAGCGTGAGGGTAGAGCGTTAACACAACAATCGGGAGCTGATGCAATATTGCAAAGAATGGCAGCAGATTCTGATGCTCCTAAAGTTTTAGACAACTCTACACAGCGAACAATTGATGGATTGGTCAGAGAATTATTGAATGAAGTCAGAATATCAAAATATGCTTTTTCTAGGTCAGGTGGTCGTAAGTGGCTTGGTACTGTAGACGGAGACATGAGTCGAGGTGAATACGATGCAAGAACAGCAACAGAAAACTTATAAACTTCCAGACAATAACGTCTGTATATCTTTTAGTGGAGGCAGAACTAGTGCCTTTATGCTTCATCATATATTGGAAGCTAACAACGGATTACCTGATAACGCCTTGGTTTGCTTTCAAAACACTGGTCGTGAAATGCCACAGACATTGGACTTCGTAAATAATTGTTCGCAAAAATGGGATGTAGAAATCATTTGGCTTGAATATGATTTAAACGAAGAAAACAAACATATATTTAAAATTGTTCGCTATGACAACGCAAGTCGTAACGGTGAGCCGTTTGATAAACTAATAAATAAACACAACAGATTACCTAATCCTATGTCTAGGTTTTGTACGGGTAGCCTTAAAAGAGATACGACATCTAAGTATTTAAGAAGTCTTGGTTGGAAGAAGTGGCACAACGCTTTGGGTATAAGGTCAGATGAAAAGCATAGATGCAAACCTGGTTTTGCAAATGGCTTTTACCCTTTTTATCCTATATGTGAAGCTAACCATTCTATATTTGATGTTGATGGTTTTTGGCAAAAACAAGATTTTAAATTAGATTTGCCTGTTGTTAATGGCAAAACTATTAAAGGTAATTGTGATTTATGTTTCTTAAAGTCTGAATCACAACTTGCATCAATGGTAAGAGACCACCCTGAATTAGCAAAATGGTGGATTGATGCAGAAGAAAGAACTGGTAGACAGTTTGAAAGAGGAAGAAACTTAAAAAGATTCGCAGATTTTGTAGATAGACAACAAGATTGGATATTTAATGATGAAGCGTACTTATGCCAATCTGATGGAGGAGATTGTACGGGATGAAAATAGTTGATTTATTTAGTGGGATCGGTGGCTTTAGTTACGCTGCTGAGAAATTAGTGGGTGG